CCGCTGTAAGTTTTTTTAAGCCACCAACAATTACAACTAAACCTGAAACCAATTCCTCAGCAAAACCCCTGAAATTTTCACTAAGTTGCGTCCATTCAACATTAAGCAAATTGGTTGCTCGTTGTAACTTTGAGTGCTCCAAAACTAATTTTGCTGATGAATCAACATTGGCTTCTATAGCATTTTGAAGTAGTTCAAGAATTTTTGATGCCAGGTCAGCATTAGAACCAGTTAAACCAATGGCACCATTCAAAGCACGAATGTTTCGGAAAAATTCAGCCATTTTTGTTGAATTTTTCCCAGCTAATTTTTCAAGTTCTTTAAGTAATGGCAAAAGACCACCGAATTTTGCGATAGCTTGCTGGGCATTATCAACACCCCATTCTTCATTCATAGCCCTCTTTAGGTCTTTGGTTGGCTTCAGAAGTTGATTCAACGACGGCCCGCAGTTGCGTAATTGCAGTATCAGCACGCACACCTTGTACGGTCATGGTTGCAATAGCGGCGAAAACTTCCTCAACACTCACACCCATTTGACCCGCTAGCGAATTTACCCGACCGATAATATTAGCCAAATCTTTTGCTTCAAATCGTCCTACCTTGATTGCCTCGAATAAGACGCCGGCAACACGGCCTGCTTCCCTAGCAGATAGATTAAAACCTTTCAAAGTAGCCGTTAACAATTCCTCAGCGTCAGACAAACTTTGCACGTTTGCAGCAGCGAGCTTTGATGCTGCACTCATAACTTGCATGGCGTCATTTGCATCACCGACTTGGTTCTGCAAAGTCTGATAATATGCTTCCGATACATCATTTAAGTCTTTGCCATAAGTAATAGCTAAGTCAACAAGCTCTTGTCGAACACCCCCAATTGAAGCACGTAGGGAATCTTCAATTGCGACTGTCTTCCAGAGAGACCGTTCAAAATCTGCTGCCGCCTTAACGCCTTCTGTGATAGCATTAACTAGTGCATGAAATGCTTGGATAGCAACCACAAATGTTAATGTACGCAAAAACCCAAATGACGCCTGCATCTTCTGATTCTGTTGCACAATAGAATTAGAAGCATTTATATGTGCAGCCTTAAGAGCATTGACGCGAGCAATTAATTCCTGCATCGCAGCACTAGACCCAGTAGCCGCACCAGAAAATGCTTGCGTCATCTGGGCAGCCGAAATTTTGTTCTGTGCTGCAAATGAAGCCAAATCAGCCTTTGCCATTGCAAAAATTTGCTTCATACTAGCAGGAACACTCTTTCCAAAGTTGCCCCATCCTTTGGTCAATTGATTGATTGCTGCTAATTGATTCTGAACTTGAGCAGGATCACCTCCCATCTGCCCAACACTAGCTTGAACCGTTTGAAGTTTCTGGACAGTTTGTGTCAGAGTCTGAACAGACCTATTTAAACCATCAAATATTTTTGATGAAACGGTACCGCTGGAATTAAAATTACGCACAGTAGTAGCAACAGCCGTTAGAGAAGTATTCAAACTATCCAACGCTGTCTTTAACTGGTTAATCGTAGCAATCGCATTACCAGCATCGAAACCTAATCGTTGTACAATATCCTCAGCCATTTTTGCCTATCCTACTTTTTGGGACTTCACCTGTAAAATAGCCCAAGGGCTAGGTAACTTGACTGTCTGTGCGAATTGCTTGAATACTTCCCCAGCCCGCTCTTGAAAATGATACGGTGTAGGCGTTTTCAAACGAGAAAATACATGTGCTGCCTTTTTATTGGCATTTGCATTGTTATACTCATTATAGACCAAATGCCAAAGACTCGTACTATATTCCAAAATATAAGTGCCATCCCCGACAACCATCCGTGCAGCACTTCGAGCATAACCATATGGAGGGCCAATCAACCAAGGGACGCCACCTCCAATTGAAAAACTTGTCCCTAGCTTTGCAGCCAACTTCAAAAACGTCCCATGTGCGGCACCTGACCACACTGGAATAATTGCTCGTGCTGCATTGAGCCAAGCTATACCTCCATCAATGAGTGCTTGATGTAGCTTACGATCCAACTCGCCTTTGTAGCCGGCAGTTATTAGGTGCATCGTAGCATAGTTAAAAGTGAATTTCATCGACGTTTTCGAATAGGCTGTGGCAAAGGTTTATGTCTACCGCCAGCTAGGTTAATATCACGCTCATCCTCATCGTGTTCTCTTACTTGATTATAGGCAAGTAAAAGTGCTTGTGTCCATACATCACAATCCTCCCATGTGTCTTTTACACCTGGGGGTCTGATGCCGAATCTCTCGCAGGCTCGCCAGATAGCGTAGTCGGCTGTTCGATACGTTGGCCAGAGGATTCGTTTCGCGCCTGCGCCTGACCACGTAGAAAAACCTTCCGCGCCTGTTCAAGTTTTGATTCATCCAATGCATTAGCAGCCATTACGGTGGCCACAATACGATTGATTTCAACCGAAGAAAAACCTGCATTACGAAAATCATTCATGTAATTAGTCCAGGTCTTTGGGTTCGCCATATCAACCGTATCCCACTCAATGTTGCTCGGCTCAAGTGAGCGAATAACCAAATAAGCAATTCGTTTTTCATTGTGACGCGCAATTGCTTGCTGATAGGACTCATCCTCTTTGTTTGGGATAAAACCATCCTTTGTCAGCTTGCCTGGTGGCTTAGGTTCTGGACAAATTGCATCAAATGAATCAAGGTCCAAAACAGCTCTTGCACGAATGACAATTTGACTGTCACCACGAGGCAGGACCAAAATCTCTTCATGCGGCCCATTAATCGGAACACCACCAATCTTCATAAAAAACTCCCTCTAATTGGATGACAAAAACTCAGACTGGGGACTGTGTCAATCCCCAGTCTGAAAACACTTACTGTCGAACGACAGAGGCTTCGGAAACATTACACTTACCAGATACCGAAATTACCGCATCACTTAGATTGAATTCAAGTGACTCATACCGGAAATCTGGTAGAGTTGTTACTTCGTTTTGAGCACTCCCACAGGGCGGGCTATGGGTGATTTCAATGTCTACCGCATACGGTTCACACGGATCAGCTGAAGAACTCACCCACTCTGCGGCCTTATTCTGTCTCTTCAAAGCATCAACTGGTGTTACCGCCTCACCTGTCCCAGTCGTAACGAACTCGTATACGAAGTCCAAAGATACATCTAGTGGTTGCTCATTACCCTCACGCACAGTGTCGAGATTACCACGATCAAGCAAATACTCGTATTCCTTGGACTCAGTATAAGTCAGGTTCCCTTCACCAACCTTGATATCAAGTTGCTGTGAAGTAAATGTCAACGTATCTCCTTGAGCTGGAGGTGATGACCCCCAAGCCGGAGTAAAAGTAATATTGGTTGTTGGACTAGTCGCTGCTGGGGTCCTAGCCGTAACAACATAGACTGTTGTGTTATTTGGCCGAGTAAACCTTGCGCCAACTGGGATCAAGTCGGTATCAGCAGTGTTGAGACTAATAGTATTCACATCACAATCGGTGTCATTTGCACCTGGCGCGGCTTCTGCCACTACACATGTGCCAGTCAAACCATCCTTCAATCGAATTGTACAGTCACGTAATTCAATGCGTGCCATTGTTTATTCTCCCAAAAAGGTTAAGTATCAAGATACATCTCGTAACGTGCATCAATCATTGCTTGACGCACTCTATCAACCCGGCTGATTTGTCCGAAACTCAAGACTCGATTCGTTTCATAACGTCCAGTGCGTGGACGTAAGCATCCTACATACGCTTCGTCATCACCCGGTTCGCCTCCATACTTATACACGTAAATCGGCCCATCCATTGCCTCTTGGATCACTCCGCACCAAGTTTGTAAATCATAAACATTATCTTCTGTTGGCTGCATCAAATACGTCAACAGAATATTAATATCTACTTGAAGATACCAGTAATTTTTGCTTAGTTCCTTTACAAACGGTCCGCCAATTCTCAGTTCCGCATGATTATAATGCATCTTCTCTGGTTCACGTTCATCAATACCATCAAAGAGAAGCGGAATCTTCAAAGTATCTGTCACTGTTTTCATATAAACAGCAACCGACGCATTGATCCAACGTGTCCAAGCAGGATTCATCATGTCAGTGTTACCTCATCGCCCGGACTGACAGTTTCACGTACATCAAGTCGAATAACAGATGGCCCAAGAACCTCTTTACCAATGATATGCCAACCTGTTTTTTGTTCTAACTCATGTACTATCTTCAATTCATACCGTCGGTCATCATAGACCAGCCAATCATCTTGCCGGATCAATAGCCCGCGAGGTAAATCGCGAGCGTCAATAATAAATTCACGCAAACCAGAATCATATGCCCCACCTTGCACAAATTTCTTATTTGCAGAAATGATTGAAATTGTTTGAATAACTTCACGTTGAAGTCTTACAGGGAGAACAATACAGCGCGAAATAGTATAGGATACTGTATCAACAGTTTTTTGACCAGTCTCATAATCAGTAGTTGTATCGCGTAACTTATACAATGTAACTGTACCGCCAAATGCACGCTTCAATATATACAGTGCCTGACGAATACGGTTATTCAGATTGTAATTTGTTACCGACATTACAAACCTTCCGGCTTCTCACAATCTTGTCCTGCCATCTTCGGGCAGACACGCGCTAAACGTTCTATTACACGACCAATCCATTTTAGACACTCACTACTTTGTGTCAACGCCACTGTAGACTTCTCGACAAGTCGTTCAAGTGTTTCTTTCTGATACTTCTCTAACACTTCAATGCGAGAAGTAAGATGTAGCTCCCGTTGCCAGTCACGCCATACAAAGAATACGATGACCGCAACCGCAGGGCCAAACGATTTCAAGATTTCAACCCAAGGAAAGGCTTCCATATTTATATCCATATTAATAAAAGTTCCCCCCGGTGGCCATCAGGCCACCGGGGGAGGATCAATCAAAAATTACCCAAGTATCACGCAACCC